GTATGATTACCCGGTGCAATTGTTTTAGGTAAATTACTTCCTGAATTACCTGTACCCAAGTCTGTTGTGCTTAGTGCCATTTTTATTTGTTTTTAGATATTAATTAAATAAATACTTTTTCCCAATTCACATTGATACCATTATCAACTGCTTCTGAGATTACAATCTCTTCATTTCTAAGATGCTCTGGTCTTGCTCCACAAGTTACTTCTTCATTAGTCTTAAATGATAGAATGGTTTTATTACCTTTTCTATACATATAACCAATTGCATCTGCATTTGCACAGATTAAAGATTTTATTTTACCTGTTAAATCAATGTTTGCAGACATAACCATTTCACCCTTATCATCCACAACCTTGTCTTTAATATGACCAGATAAAATAATGTGGGGTGCTAAAGTATCAATAAAATCTAATACTTGAAAAAAAGCTTGACGAATATATAAATAACCTGCACCATTAGCTAGTGTAGCTACTGTATCTCCATCAAAGTTTTTACCCATTGGAGTTTGCTTATAAAGCTTAATTGCAAGAGGCATAATCATGTCTTCTAATGCAGTTACAGTATCTACTGTAACATACTTATAAGGACATCCAGCTTCTTTAATAGCTTTACCAGTATCAAGTAACTGTTGTAAACTACCAATCTTTACTTTTAGAGCATCTACGTAATCAGAACCATTTTCTAAATCAAGAATTAAATTATTTTCAAGACCTGCAAAAGCTGTTGTTTTACCTGTCTTTGGTTTAGAATAAATCAAAAGTCTCTTTGGATTTACTCTTTCTGCTTTAACTTTACTTGTTGGAAGCACTATACTCATATTTCACTTTTTGATTGTTTGATTAAATCATTTAACCAAGGTCTTGCACTTACAGGCTTCATTAACATAATTGCCGCAAGATCTCTGATTGTCATTTCAGATAATAGTGCATCTGCAATTTCTGTATTTTGAAGTTCAGGTTCTGCTTCTTTCTTAGGAGCAAATTCATCTTCAAAATCTGGAAACATAGCAGGAACTAAAGTTTGTTGTAATCTTGGTAAAGATTTAGCTTCTTCAACTTGTTCCTTAAGTCTTTTCTCATATAAACTATAAGAGATATTACTTCCATCTTTAAGTACAGCTTCCATTTCACTTGTAGGTACAATGTACATTTTGTAAGTTTTACCTTCATTATCTACACCTTCTTTTACCTCATATTCTTCAGCAAAATATGGATTGTACTTGAGTTTAAAAAGTTGTCTGTTATCATTCATTGGAGCAATGTCAATGACTTTACCTTTATTATCAGTTACATTGTCATAAAACTCAATGAAAATATCATCTCCTTTTTTCAATTCCCACTCAAAAAACTGTGAGTGTCTTCCAAATTTACCTTTTTGGAAAAAGGCCGTCTTAATTGTAAAGAACGGATCAGCAATACCAATTGCTGTAAAAGTGTCCATATGCTGCATATAGAACTCTTTTTCTTTGTCTTTTCTGTTAAACATAATCAATTTACTTTTTAGTACTTAATGACATAGCTTGTGCTGGCGGATCTATTTCTATAATCCTCATTAGGTTTCTGTCTAATTTGAAGAAACTAATCTTAGTAAGACCATTTCTAGATTTCAAGAAGTGAAATACTAGTATATCATCATCATTAATGATATATTTTTCCGGACCATACTGTCTAATTTTTCTAATAGATGGTTTATTTATACCTAATACTACATCCGCATGCTGCAACAAAGCATCTGCCCCAAATAAATCAGAATCTAACACATAATTACCATATTCACCATCTCTAGCTCTATCAGGATTATCAATATTTCTATTGAGCTGACTTAATACTACAAAAGCAACTGGATAGTGCTTCTTCATATATGTAAGAGCTTCACCAAGTGCATATAGCATTTCAAACTTATCCTTTTCAGATTTAGCTACTTTTAATAGTGCTGAGTGATCAATAGTAACAAGCATATTTGTATATGTTTTAACCATGTTACCATCTTTATCTTTAACCATTTTAGCATGATCTTCCATGTGCTTATGAATTGTAGCACACATCACATCTACTGTACATGGATCATAGATAACATCAATTACATCTCTGTCTTTAGACTTATGATACAATTGAACACACTTATCAAAGATTTTATCATCCAAAGGTTCAGCTTTACTCATTAATGTGTTGTAATCATAACCTGTATTTAGACTTAACTTACGGATACCGTTTGTCTCATCTAACATTTCAAACTGAAACTTAAGTATTCTAAATTCATGATCTTTGTTGTTTTCAATGATATCATCAATCAACTGTTCCATGAATAAAGTTTTACCTGTTCCAGGTCTAGCACCTACTACGGTGATAGTTCTCCATTCTAATCCATCACAAAATGCGTCATTAAATTTTGGCCAAGCACTCTTTAGTGATTTTAGTTTTCCTTTTCTTCTAGCATCTAACTTATAGATTGCTTTTTTGAGAGCATCTCTCTCACTAACCGGTATTAAAGGTGCCGCACCATTAAATAATTGACTCATATTATATTGGTTTATTTATTAAATCTTGTTTTGCTCTATTATACATCCAATGTAAAAGGCTAAGTACTATCTCAATCCCTATGTACTGCATAAATGATACAGTTACTATAAAGAGATTGAGTGACATGTAACCCAATACTGTTCCTAGAATAGCTAATAGAAGTAACATTGTTCTTTTCATTAGTCCACTCTTTCTGTAAAATAATCTACTAATTCATCTTCTCCACTTTCTATAAGTTCACAATAAGTTGCTAAGTCTGAATCCCAGGTTTTATCAATATTTTGTTTGCGGATAAAGTATTGAGCAGTTCTCATATACTCATACCTTCTAACACTATATTCATCAACATACTTTGTTGTTGCTCTTATTATAGTATCCCATTCAAAACTATAGTTCTCAAAAAACCATCTGAAGGAATTTTCAAGAGTTTTAGGATTTACTCTTGCATATTTACCACTAGACAGTTTTTTATTAGGGAATATTTTATTGTACTCCTCAATTTTATCTAAGAACTCATTTCCTAATAAATCTTTACTGGTTTTTTTCTTGCTTTTTCTGAAATAAGATTCTATTTCAGATATAAAAATAAAGCTTTTATGAGTTAATTCCAAGTTTTCATCTAACCATTGATCATTTTGCAGCTTTTTGCATTCTATTGCTTTATTGACAAAGTTTGCAACTACAATTTTTTCTTTGATGCAGTATAAAACATAAAAACTATTAGGGGTTAATCCCTCTTTAAGTAGTTTACTAAATATCTCTGTCATATCACCATGTTATTACTTTATACTTCTGTATTTCCATAAATACATTGTTAGAATCCCATTTAGAGCCATTATATGCTGCACTAGCTGGATGTTTTAGAAAAAACTTGATATTATTATCACTTGTTATGTCAGACCACTCTTCAGCTTTCTTACCCATGTATACATATACTAAATCTGATTTATAATTATTAAGTCCATCTAGTAAGTAAGCAGTGAAGGGTTTCCATATATCATAATGACTACCAATCTTACCTACTTCAACTGTAAGAGCTGTATTAAGCATGAGTACACCTTGATTAGCCCATCTTTTTAAATCAAGATCAGTACTAATAGAGTTTCCTGCATAAAGAGTTCTATTAACTTCATCAAGAATATATTTCAAACTTGGTTGCAGTTTATCTGTATTGCTACAACTAAATGCAATTCCGTCTGCAACACCTAACTGTGGATAAGGATCTTGACCTATTATTACTATTTTTAATTTATCATACGGGCATTCTTCAAAGGCCCTAAATACTTGCTTTAATGGTGGAGTAAATCTTTTATCTTCTTGACTTAGACTCCATAACTTGGTGAGTATATCATCAAATTCAGAACTAAATATAAAAGATTTAAATAATTTATCCCAACCATTTATTTCAAGTTTATCAAATAATTTTTGTTTAATTTCTTCAATGTCAATTTTCTGTTGCATATCTTTGTTTAAAATAGTTTTATGAAAACAGCAAAAGTAAAAGAGTTAAAGGATGACGCAATAGTTTCTGTAGAGGTTAATAAAAACTTCTATCTAATGGTTAAAGCTGTCTTGTTTCAAGTGTTTAAAGAAGTCCAAAAGGAAGGTAAAACAACTGACTTTACAGACATTACTAAAAAACCATATGAAGAACTTACAGAATCACAACGTTCTTTTTATACACTTACTTTATTACTAGCAGAAATTGAAAGACAGGCAACTCTGAATAATCTTTTTGATGAAAAAGAATTTACTGAAAATGATGTAAAATTAGATGATGATCCTACAGATTAAGATTGTAGTATCTACCTATTTCTATACAAGCTTCAAT